GTCTCGTCGAGGATCACGACCACGCCGGCGAGGGGATCGTGTTCGCGTTCGACGTCGCCTACGACCGCGAATCCGCCGCGATCGCGGCCAGCTCGACCGTGGGCGAGCGCGTCGGCGTCGAGGTGGTGGACCTGCGGCCGGGCACCGAGTGGGTGCTCCCGCGGCTCGCCGAGCTGGCGGCGCGCTGGTCGCCGGCCGCGATCGTGGCGAACAATGCCGGCCCGGCCCGGAACCTGATCGAGGCGGCGCCGGCCGCCGGCGTGGTGCTCGACGCCTACAACGCGGGCCAGTACGTCGCCGCGTGCCAATCGTTCTACGACCTGATCGTCGAGGGCCGGCTCGCCCAGCGTGGGCAGGGGCCGCTCGATCTGGCCGTCGCGGCGGCCGGCCGGCGCAACCTGGCGGGCTCGTGGGCGTTCGGGCGCTCGCCCCGAGGGGCCGATATCGCGCCGCTCGTGGCCGCCACGCTGGCCGGGCACCGGGCGAGCCGGCCGCACCTGCTCCCGGTCATCATCACCGGCTAACGCTCACGTTCACGGTGAGATCCCTGGTTCACCCTCTAGTCGAGCGTTAGCCTTCCGCGACGTGACCGCGACCAGGGCGCTCCCGTCGTACGCGATCTATGCGCGCGGCCGCCAAGCTGTCGTGACGTCCATCGTCCCCAATTTCGGACCCGAGGACGGCGGGACACCGATCGAGCTGCGCGGGTACAACCTGGACCGAGCCGAGCGCGTCTACATCGCCGCGCCGAGCGCGGTCGAGGCGACCGATTTCGAGGTCGTCTCGCCCGAGCTGGTCACCTGCACGACCCCGCCGGGGGTCGGGCTGGGGACGGTCTATGTGTTCGCCCCGACCGCGATCGTGGTCGGGCAATTCTTCTACGAGCCGGCCGGGGTCGGTCCCCCCCGGCTCGATTCGATTACGCCGGATCACGGCCCGCGCACCGGCGGGACGCCGGTCACGATTAGGGGCTATCGGATCGGCGGCGCGAGCGCGGTCAATTTTGGGTTCGCCACGGCGACCGCGGTCGCGACGGTCGACGACGACACGGTGACATGTGTCACGCCGCAGGCGATCGGCGTTATCACGATCCCGCACACAGTGTTCGTGCACTTCGACGACGAGCGGCCGACGCTGCAAAACCTCCTATTCACCTACGAGCCCGTATGAAGCTCCTCGGCCGGTCCCGCTCGATCCGCGCCGGCGCCGACGAGCAGCGGGCCCGCGCCCTCGGCCTGGCCGACGTGTTCCCCGGCGCGGTGGGGCCGACGTCGGTCGACGTGTCGGACCGTTGGCCGGTCACCCGCGCCGAGGCCGAATCCGTGCCGGCGATCTCCGCGGCGCTCGGGATCATCGCGGGGCGGGGCTCGACGGTCCCGCTGCGGCGTTGGGGGTCGGACGGCGATCCGATCGCGCCGGGGTCGTTCATCCGTCAACCCGAGCCCGACGACAATCGCCCCGTTCAATGGACCCTGCTCCAGACGATCCGCGACATGTGTCTCCTCGAATACGCCTATTGGCGGATCCTGCTGCGCGACGCGCGCGGGTTCCCCGTCGCCGCGGTGTGGATCCCGCACGAGAACGTCGCCCCGGTGACGACGTTCGTCCCCGGGACCGGCGACGTCACGGTCGCCTGGCGGATCGGGGGCGAGGAGTACCCGCTCCGTGACGTGATCCGTTTCACCGGCCCCGTCGCGGGCGGGTGGTGCGGGGCGGGCTCGCGGATCATCCGGACCGCGCTGGCCCTCGAACGCGCGGCGCGGCGCTACGCCGAGGAGCCGCTCCCGCAGATCATCCTCAAAAACATGTCGGGGGTCGACCTCCCCGAGCCCAAGGTGACCGCGCTCCTCGAAGCGTGGCGCAAGGGCCGCCAAGAGCGAACGACCGCGTACCTGAATAGCGCGCTCGAAGCGACCCCCCTCGGGTACAACCCGCGCGACATGCAGCTCGTCGAGGGCCGGCAACAGGTCGTCATGGAGGTGTCGCGCCTGAGCGGGATCCCCTCGGGGCTCCTCGGCGCCGCCGCGTCGGGGACGTCGCTCACCTATCGCAACATCGAGGGCGAGCGGAATCAGGCCTACGAGGGCATGCTCCCCTACCTCGCCGGCGTCGAGCAGCGTCTGAGCATGGGCGACGTGACGCCGCGGGGTCAGAGCGTGCGTTTCGACCTCTCCGCGCTGACGCGCCCCGACATGTCGACCGTGATTCAGCTCGTGCGCGACCTCGCGCTCGGCGACGATCCGCTCCTGACCCGCGAGGAGGGCCGCGCCATGATCGGCGTCCCCCGCGTCGCTCCCGCCGGCGACGAGCCGGCCGCGTTGCTCCCGACCCCCGGATCGGCGCCCGTCTCGTGAGCCCCTTCCGCGTCTACATGTCGGGCGATGCGCCGATCTCGATCGACCGCGCCACGCGCACGGTCGCCGGCCTGGCCGTGCCGTGGGCTACGCCGGGGCTCGTCCAAGGCGTCGACCTCCCCCTCGTGTTCGTGCGGGGCTCGCTGGAGATCGACAACCGTGCGCGCCTGCTGCGCGGCCACGATCCGAACGTCGTCGTCGGGCGCCCGCTGTGGTGGGGCGATCAGCCCGGAGGCCTGCGCGCCGGGTTCCAGATCTCGCGCACCCCCGAGGGCGACGACATGCTCGTCGACGCCGAGGACCGGATCCGTGACGGGCTCAGTGTCGGGGCGGATCTGTTCGAGGTGATCGAGCAGGGCGGGTTTTTGGTCGTGCGCTCGGGGATGGTGCGCGAGGTGTCTGTCGTCGGCATGCCGGCCTACGCGTCGGCGCGAATCGAGTGAAGGAAAGGTGAAGCCATGAGCCAAAAAACGCGACGTCCACGAGGCGCACGAGCAGAGGGGCCGGGCTCGTTTCGCCCGATCCAAGTCGAGGCCGATGCGGTGCCCGTTGGCGGCGGCGCCGGCGCCGCTCCTCCCGTAGGTGCTCCCGGGGCCGCCCCGCCGGCTCCTGGCGCCGCGCCCGCTCCTGGCGCCCCCGCGCCCGGTGCGCCCGCTCCTGGCGCCGCCCCGCCGGCCGGTGCGGCTCCTGGCACTCCCCCTCCCGCCGGGGCTGCGCCGGCTGGCGATCCCCCGGCGCCCGGCGCCCCGGCCCCTTCCGGTGAGCCGGCGCCCGGGGGAGGCGCGGCCGCGGCGGCCGCCCCGGATCCGAACGCGGCCGCGAATGTGCACATGGCCGACGTGCTCGCCGCGCTCGGCGTGCGCGTGCCGGCGAGCGTGCGCGTCCTGGCCGAGCCCTCGCCCTACGACCCGACGACGGCCGAGGGGCGGGATCGTTCGTTCTTCGCCGACGTGCGGGCCGCGGCGATCGGTGACTCCGAGGCCCGAGCGCGCACGATGCAATTTCAGGCCCAGCTCTCCGATTACGTCCGCGCCGCGATGGACACCGGCGGGACGTCGGACGCAATCCCGCCGGCGTGGGGCGGGCGGTGGTACGTCGAGCAGATCGAGCAGATGCGCCCGGCGATCGCGTCGTTCGAGTCGACCGTTATCACGGACCCCCGCGAGATCCCGATCCCCGCGTTCGACACGACCGACCCCGCTCAGATCGTCACCGAGCACACCGAGGGCGATCCGCCGAACCGCGGCGAGGTGAAGGTGAAGCAGATCCCGATGAAGCCCAAGGGCTACAGCGGCGAGACGCAGATCACGCGCGAGCTGCTCGACTCCTCGCCCCAGCTCGTCGACCGCATGGTGTCCGAGGCCCTCATGGAGTCCTACGCCCAGCAAACCGAAATGGCGTTCGTCGCGGTGCTCACGGCCGCCGCGGCCGCCGGCCCGGGCGGCGGGGCGACGGCGGCCGCCCTCGAACAGGCGATCCGCGGCTCGATCGCCGCGTTCCCCTCGACGCGGTTCCGTCTCGGCGGCCGGGTGCTCCCCTCGGCGGCGCACTACGGGGCGCTCGCGACGGCGAACGTCGACGGCCGGCCGCTCATGCCCTACGTCGGCTATGGGCCGACGAACGCTCCCGGCGTGGCCGGCGGCGCCTATGCCCGGATGGAGATCGCCGGCGTCGAGACGGTCCCCTCGTGGGCCAACGCGGCAACGCACACGTTCCTACGGGCCGCGGCGAACGACGCGATGACGTTCGAGTCAAGCCTGCTCGACTTCCGTTTCTACGAGAAGGACGGGCCGCACCTGATCGACTACGCGGTGTGGGGCTACTTCGGCGGCGTGATCCGTCAACCGCTCGGCGTGGTGCGGATCACCTCGACGGCCGTCCCGACGCTCGCCGACGACGAGCCGGCGGCCGCGGGCAACAGCGGCGGCGGGCGCAGGGCCAAGGCCGAATAGCGGGCGGTGACGATCGGCCCGGTAACGATCGAGGAGGTGCGCCGCCGGCTGGGCGGCGCACCCTCCGCGACCGACGACGACCTGACCGAGGCCCTCGACACCGCGGTCGCCCATATCGAGCCGCTCCTGCGCGAGTCCTACCGCGACCGCGACGAATGGCCCGACGATCTGCACGACGGGGTTCTCCTCGCCGCGGTGCTGACCTATCGCAACGCGGAATCCCCGCACGCGAGCCCGGGCGATCGTTACGGGAGCGGCGCCGACGAGGGGGCCGAGGTGATCGTCCCGCCGATCGCGTGGGATCCCCGGGTGCGTCACCGGCTGGCGCAGTACTACGACCCCGGCGTGTGGGTGGGCTGAATCGTGGCCGAGTTTTTGACCAAAAGGCGCCGCGATCTCGTGGGCCGA